GTCTATTGATGTTGGAACAAGTAAGCAAAAAGAAGTTGAGGCTAAATTTATGCAAAGACCTTTAAATGGAAATACTTTTCAAACTAAATCATTAATTACTTCATTTGGAACACCATTTAGAAAAGATTATTTAGTACCAGAAATTTTATCAGAAAAATCAGATTTAGAAATAAGAGCCAAAGCAGATGCTACGACTTCTATTTCTGCTGGGTTTCAATTAATCCTAGAGAAAGTTGTTCAAAGCTAATGAGTGATAGAACTGCATTACAGAAAATAGAATCTCACGAAAAACTTTGTCGTATTATGCAGAAAGCAACACATGATAAAATTCACGATTTACAATCACAAATAAATAGAATTGAAAAGATAATGCTTATTTCTGTTGGTGCATTAATAAGTTCAATGGCATACGTAATTATGCTTTTGATTGACAAAGTGTAAAGCTTTACAAAAAGCAAAAAAGAAAGTACAAGCAATAATTGTATGAATAAGAGAATCCTCGTCATTAGCGACATGCATATCCCATACCACCATAAAGATTCTATAAGCTTCTTAAAAGAAATTAAAAAAGAATTTAAACCAGATAGAATTATTAACATAGGCGATAGCTTAGACTTTCATGCAATTTCTATGCACGATAGTAATCCTGATTTATATTCTGCTGGACATGAATTAAAAGAAGCTAGAAAATATATTAAACAATTAGAGGATATATTTCCAGAAGTAACAGAAGTAGATAGTAACCATTCAAGCTTAGTTTATAGACGAGCGCTAAAATATGGAATGAGTAAAGAATTTTTAAGAGATTATGGAGATTTTCTAGGTACTAAAAAATGGAAGTGGATAGATGATTTAACACTTACAATGGGAAATGGACAAAGATGTTTTTTTACGCATGGTCGTAGTGCAGATGTATTAAAAACAAGTCAAGCTATGGGCATGAGTTGTGTTCAAGGACATTATCATACGAAGTTTGTAATATCTTGGTGGGCTAATCCTGATAATTTATTTTTTGGCATGAATGTTGGTTGTTTAATAGACCAAAAAAATATGGCTTTTGCCTATGCTAAAAATTTTAGAACAAGGTTTATTCTAGGTTGTGGAATAATCTTAAATGGTGTGCCACGATTACTGCCTATGGTACTTGACAATCAAGGTAATTGGATTAAGAAGATAGTATGACCTCAAATACACTAAAAAAGACCCTTTTAAAGAGCCATAGAGCCACGCAGAGCAACAATTCAGCATTTTCTGAACAGGTATCAGGGAATCACTATAAAAGCCTTAAAATCCAGCCTTTAGAATATTGCATGGCTAATGATTTAAATGCCTGTCAAACTCATGTTATTAAATATGTTTCAAGGTACGATAAAAAATGGAAAGACAAAAAAGATCAAATTAAAGATTTAAAAAAAGCAAAGCATGTAATCGATATGCAAATAGAATTATTGGAGAAAGAATAAAATGTGGTTGAATTTATTATCTTTAGGTGTAAAGACAGGCGCTAAGCTATATCAAAATAAACAACGAACAAAACAATTATTGTCAGATGCTCAGATGCGTCATGCAGAGCAGATGGCGAAAGGTGAAATTGAATATAAAGCAAAAGTTATTGAAAGTAATGACAATGGTTTTAAGGACGAATTTGTCCTCATTCTTGTTTCTATTCCTATTTTGTTATTGGGTTGGTCTGTGTTTTCTGACGATCCAGAAATTCGTAATAAGCTAGATACTTTTTTCGAGTACTTTAGCAATCTACCTTATTGGTATCAAGCTATTTTTATTGGAGTAGTTTCAGCAATCTATGGTTTAAAAGGTGCTGACATTATGCGTAAGAAATAGTATGATGTCCAAATGGACAAAATTAAAACTGATGCAGTAATCACAGATTTAGAATTACAATTAGAAACAAGTAACAATCCCTATGGTTCTTTTGTAAATTTTAAATTTATAGATACCTTTCCAAGCTTTCCAAAATTAAATGATATGATTTTTGAAATTAAAAAAAGGCATGATGTTGATTTAATTAATTATGAGTATTCTTACACAGGAATACATGAAGATACCGATTTAAAATATTTTGATATTGTTAGAAACTAGGGCAGTTCAGAACCAGTTAAGGAACCACCCTAGCCAAACTACTCACTCTCGCTCATAGTTCTATTTACTAACATCAAGGATTGTTAGTAAAATTCATTTAATCTATTAATTTCTTGTTAGCTTTTCTGTAGCTATATTATTAATAGATTGTTGCTTCAAGTTTTCACAATAGCTATGACCATTCTTCGCTTCTATTTTACAATATAGATATACTTTCTTTTTATCAGAAAGTTGTTTCTTAACACTTTTATATCTATCATCATTAGTAGCTTTAACTTTAGCTAACGAAACAGAAAGTGATTCATTAGTCATTTTTTCATTAACCACATAATCAAAAACCTCTTGCACCTGATCTTTAACTTCATCATAATCTATTTCTGATTTGATAAATCTTTTATCAAGTGCGTCAAGGTATGCAATTATCCTATGAGGGTCAAAGGATTGTGGTCGCATTGTGATGTATTTAGCTAACTCGTTTGACATTAACCTAGTTCTTGTTCATACATTTCTGGGTTAAAATCAGTTGCGTTTTCTTTAGCCCAATCTATTTCTTCTCTTGGACTTTCTGGCAACTTATCATCAGTCAGCTGAATACCTTGTTTAGCTTGTTGATAATTTTGTTGTTGTTGTGGTTGAGGATTATAACCAGCTTTATTAAATGGTTTAACCATATAGCAAGTTACAACTTGTTCCATACCATCGCCATATTTTGTTGGCTCGTTTTGTTGCGTTTTACTACCCCATTTAAGAACATGCCCAGATCGTACATACTCTTGTACTTCTGGACTGTTTAACCAATTGGAAATCTCATTAATTCCATATAGCTTTTTAGTTATGCTACATTGAAATTGAGCCTTGTTTGATGAGGCTTGATATTCCATTTTTGGTGCTTTGTTTCCTGTGCTATATAGCTTTAAAGAAAGCCCACAGAATGGTAGTCGTTGCGTTTGCATTTGTGTCATGTTTTATCCTTATTGTTTCTGTTTTTGTTTTTTAGGTTTATTACTTTCCATAGCTAACATCATATATTTAGCACCAAGAAAAGCATTAAACATTTCTTTATTTAAAGGAAGTTCCTTAACTTCAATCTTGCTATCTTTTTTAGGCAACCTTATGATTAAACCTTTAGCAATTTTTTGTTTAGTTTCTTCCTCGTAGGCATACTTATATGCATTTAACTGTAATGTGTAGTCAAATGATATATGATTACTCGTTTTAATATCTGCTAAAACAAGATTGCCTTGCTTGTCCTTTAGAACAAGATCAAGAGTACCAGCATAGTTATGTTTTTTAGAAAATATTTTTTTTTCTAATTCAACTACTTCATACTCTTGGGTTTTCCACCAATCTAAAAATAACTCAAAGCAATTAACAACTGCTTTATCAGATTGGTTAGGAATTTTTTTACCTTGTAGGAAATCTTCTATCAAGCCATGAACTACACTTCCAACTAAACCAGCATCATCTTTGATCTTGTCAGTTTTATTTGTAGCTTGATGTATTATTCTTTCAAGGGATACTCTGTCTAATGTTTGACCACTATCCATAATATTATTAATTGAATCTTTTATCTCTCTTACAGGAGTATAAACTAACCAATTAACTAATTGAGGTTTTGGAATACCTTTACCACATATTCCTGTTACACTTTCAACTTTCTCGCCATTGCAATAATAGATATGGTTTTGATCATCAAAGTCTAACTCGATACCATTTTTTAATTTATGTTTTATGTACATGTTTTCCTTTTCTAGTTTAGACGCTCTATTAATTGTGTAATATCATATCTATAATATTTAGATAGACAAAACAATTTAGAAACATCAGTTTTTATACCTTTTTCAAATTTATATAAATCAAAAATTGAGTTAAAGTACACTGGGTTATCTTCTACTACTGCCTCGGCAGTAATATCTTTATTAAGTCTTACATTTTTAAATTTAAGACCTATTATCTGATTTAAAAGTTTGGCATTGGGTTTTTTCTTAAAATCCTCTACCATTCCCTTAACCATATAATCTGTTTTTAGCTGTTTGTTCATATTTGTTCCTTTCTAACTCTAGCTTTGTTAAGTATTCCTCCATTGTATCAGCCTCTATCTTGTCCATTAATTCATAAACTTCTACAAAATATGGATTGTTATCTCCAAATGTGTAACCTTTTTTTATAGATTCATCATTTATAAATTTAAGCCTCTTTTTTTTTATTAAGTCCATCTTTGGCTACCTCCATATCTAATGCAACTAACTCTTGTTCAGCTTTAGTTATTTTTTCATTTAAGATTTGTTTAAGATCATAAAGGGTATAAAGCCTCTCTACTATCTTTGCTCTTGAAGTTATATCTTTTAACTCATTTACTATGTTCATATTATTACTCCTATAATAAATCCAACCACAAAGCATAACCACTCTCGTCTATAATAAAGTTCTAATGCTTTCCAATCTGATTTTGATTTTCCAAAAATTAACATTTTTTACCTCCAAAGTAATTATCCCAAAATAAATCATCATCTTCTTCTCTAGTTTTTATTGTATGATCTCTAACTTCTTTTGAAATTAAACCACAATTATAAAAGTCATTAAGCATATCTTCAAAAGGATAATGGGTTAATCCATCTTCTTTTGCCACATTCCAACGAACTAAATTATTTTCAATAAAAACATCTTTAAAGTTTTCTACAACTTCATCAATTGTTTTATTTGCTTCTAGCTTTATAGTCATATTTACCTTTCTTGGTGGGGCTATTAACCCCACCGATTTGTTTATTTATATTCTAGCTTGTATTGGATTATTTGAAAAGATAA